TCAGCGGCCGGTGCCGCGCACCCAGTCAGATTTAAGCTTATCAGCGATAGGATCATCCCCCATCGAATCCACCGTATCCGCCACATGTCGCGCTTCCTTTCGAGCGTCGGCCGCCCGCTTGTTCATTTCCTGTTCCAAATCGGCCCGCCCCGCCGCCTTGCCAGACTCGCGCAGGGCAATCAGGCCAGCCACCAGCGCCCCGGCTAGTAGTGCATAGCCCCATGCCTTGCTCCACAGGGCTTTCAGTGCGACGATCACTGCCATATCCCAGTCTCCATCTGAACGGAAAGGCGCTTGGCGCGCTCCGGCGTCTGTTTGGCCCAAAGGCTTTCCAACATCCCAGCGGCCGCACCCTTGAAATCCCCTCGCTCGACCATGGCCAAGGTATTCTTGAAGCCCAGCAGGCCATCAACACCCATCTGAAACGCCATATTGAGCAGCACGCCCTGGCGCGCGACATCCAGCTTGTCGAACCAGGGCAGACGACGGCGAAGCTCGGTCAATTTCCCGTTAAAGTCATTGGAAAATAGATAGGCCGATTCCTCGGCGCTGATGCCGCCACCTTTGCGCTTGTCGATCAGGCGGCCTATGCCGATGGTGAGATAGCCTTGGGTGTCGGTATAAGCGTAGAGCTTTTCCCCTTCATCACGCCGCAATTGGGCGCGAGACAAGGCCTCGAGATCCTGGCCAGGCTGCGCCGCGGCCGGCGTAGCCAATATGCGCTTCAGCAAATCAATCACGATACGATCCTCACAATGCAAGCCACGTTGCCACGGGCGCGCAATACCAGCGCAGCCACGACCACCGACATACCGGCCTGCCCCATTGACGCTGGGAAATGATGAATCAGCATGTCAACGACTTGCCAAAATGCAAATACCATCAGCAAATAGGCCAGCAACGAAATGGCCGGCCGATATCGGGCGCCGCGGCGCTGGTAGAGAATCAGGCGCCCTGCCGTCAGGGCATTGGCAATCACAACAATCAGGGCAATAAGCATGATCATTACCCCCTTTTCCAGAGCGTGGATAGGTCAAAGGCCTTGATCTTCTCGATACCTGCCAAGGCCGCCGTTACGACGGTCGCCGAGGCTGCAAACGCCGCGACGGTAAAACTTTGCAAGCCCGACAGGCGCATGACCTCTGGGGCTGCAAAATAGCCAATGACGAGCGACACGACCATATAAACTAGCCGCTTGATGATGGATATGTCTTTGGCGTGCACGGCGAACACGACGGCCCCAGCGAACGCCCCAATCAGCGCATCACCATTGACCCCCGGCATCATCGACGTGATGGCCACCGCTCCCAGGTAGAACCCGGCCGATGCGACACTTGATGTTGGTTCCATTCCGTTCCTTTGGACGTAAAAAAGCCCCAATGAAGGGGCGATTAGGCAAAAATAAAGCCGCTACGCGGCGGCTGGCGGACTGAGCAGTTCGGCTTTTCGACTTTCGTCGATAATGCCAGCCGACACCATCGCCGACAGATACTCTGCCACTCGCGGATCGCTCACGTCGACAAATTGCGCAGCAATCAGCATGTCCAGGCCACGCTGGATAACCATGGGCCCCGTGCGCGCCGCGGCGTACTCGTCGTCGGTGAACTTGTTGAACTAGTCCAACGTGGAGAAAATTGTGTTGGGAGATGCAGGCTGAATTACCCATGTCCCATCAGCTTGCGCGATGTGCTCAGGACCCGGACGCTCCTCTTGCATCGACACCCAGCCATCTGGGCATGTGCCACCTATTTGCTGAATTGACTGACCCGGAATTGCGTAAACAGGTTCCATCAGATAGCTCCTTTCAACTTCCAGACAAGCACGCGGCACGGCGTAGGCGTAGCGACACCAGCACCCAAGTCAGGCCACGGGTAGAGCTGATCAGCAGCTGAATTTCGCGCAAAAGAATCACGAGCGGTCTGAACGATAATATCCGCGTCATCTAACTGACATGCACGAATCCCATAGACTAATAAATTGCTTGTATAAGCAAAGGTGATTCCCGGACTGCCCCACTTTCCATTGATGTAAAGCTGCGCGTCGCAAAATACCCGATAGCCGGGGAACGGGTTCGCAAGCACATAACGTGAGTTAACCGAGACGTTGGCCGGGCTGGCTGCGCTGCCACCATTTGGATAAAGAATCGTGGATCCGAGGCTCGCATCGAGGTCGTTTAAACTGACCGTGTCGCTGGAAACATCCCCAGCAGCCGTAACATCCCCGTTTTCCTCTTCAACAAGTTGCGGGAACAGGCGTGCCGCAATCGCCCATGCCGTATTTGCCGCATTACGTCGCTTGAGCAGCATGTTGCCCGTATCGGCCCAGGTGCAATACGCAAAGGCCTTCGCTGCCGGATCATCGGGCCCCGCAAAATCCGTCGCTATCGTAGCCAGCGCCTTGTTAATATCCTGGATAACGGCCAGCCCCGGATATGCGTCGCCACTAGTGCGTAGCACAATCGCTTCTTGTGTCATCGTTATTTACCCATAAAAAAAGCCCCGAACATGTCGGGGTCATTGAACTGCATTGCAATCAATAACCTTGCGAGATCCAGTTGATCTCTCGCTCTACAGCGGTGGCCCCGTTGTAAAGACGAATATCGAAACCCGTCTTTTCGGAGTTCGTCAGGACATACCGATCCCCATCCACCGCATCGAATGTGGCGATCTGGACATTGGGCACAGCATGGAAATCCTTCGGGTACGTGACCGTAAGGCCCGTTGCCGGCACCGCCACCTGTTCGCCCCGCTGCACTAGGTCGGGCACATCAATCGTCCAGGAAAAGGACCGGACGAACGGCACGAGCAGCGAATCGTCGGTTTCCAACACGAGTCGAACGTCAAAATAGCGAGCATTAATCAACCCAGGCACGTAATCGCGCCATTCGCCAAACACCCCGTCATCCTGGGCGCTGCGGATCTGCGGGCGTACCCGATAATGCTGCCGGTTCGAGACATTGAGCACGTCGGGATAGGCCAGGACATCAGGCACCGACAGGAAGTTCTCGCCGAAATTCAGTGCATACTCATCGATCGCAAAGTCGACGCGCACGGGCGTGACGTAGCCAATGTCAATGATGTTGTCCAAATTCGTGTGGTAGATGCCGCCCGACTCGACGCCGCCATACCAGAGCACGTCATCCATCGTCAACACGTCGGGCGCGACGAGGAAGTCACCTGTGCCGGCCAGCGTCAACAGGTCTTCGTTGATAATGGCGCCGTTCTCAAGCGTTCCCGTCCAGGCCGGATCCTCATCAGTGACGGCCAGCACGTTGCGCACGAGCGTGGCGCCCGCGATCTGCAAGCTGTCGGGCGCGCCATAGACGACATACCCACGCGCCACAAAGTGCGCGGCTACCCAATACAGCCCGTTTCCCACCGCCAGCAGCTCGGGATTTGTCGTGATACCGACCGGCCGCGAGTTTTCCCAGGTCGCGCCGATTCGCACCTCATAGTCGGGATTGCGAACGTCCATCACGCGATCCCATGTCAGCACGGTAAGGCCATCCCGAAACACGTTCGTCAGGCCGGTCACCGACGGAAGCGGCGCCGTCAGTCCCTGCACCACATACTGCTGCGTGGCCGGCGTGCCACGCCCGGTTTGGGAGATTGGCGTTACCGTAGTGGTAATGACGTCATGCGTCTGCGCCTGAACAGTCAATTGCCGGTCGCTGGTACGCACGACGGGGCGCGCCAGCCCGTTGATCGACACCACCACATCGACCGGCATCGACGACGAAATAGCCCAGCCAATAGTGACATTACTCAAGTCAGCCTGCACATTCACGAGTGACTCGGTGAAGGCAATGCTGAACACCACGCCACCCAATAATGCGCCATCCTTAGGTGGGACATAGGTGTAGGGATTGTTTTCGCTGGCGTAGTAGCCCGGATCGTCATCAATCGCCTGAAACTTGACGCCGTCTTCTGTGGGCTCGACCTGGGTAATCTTGAAGCGCCGACCAGGGGTCGCCAGCGGATCGAAGAACCAGGCCCAATCCACAGCCGGAACATCCTCATAACCCTCGTCACCCGGAAGCGGAAATTCCGCCATATCGTTCGTGACCGTGAAGGCATCCACGTCGCCGGTATCCGACACCACCGATACCGTCTTCATCTGGCCCTCCGGCCCGCGCAGCATGACCGTACCGGAGCCACCCGACGGAATCGTCTTATCCAGCGTCAGGGTATTACCCGACCAGAGGCGCAGGCGTCGGCTTTGCAACTTCCTGCCTGTCATGCGCTCAGATGCAATCGGCTTGCGACTGGGGGGCAGCAGCTTGATTGTTGGTTTGAGTGTGCGCATAAAAATGCCGGCCCCCACCATCACATGACAGCAGGGCCGCAAGTGCTGCGGGGGAACGCAGCGGAGGAGACAGCTGGTATAAATACGGTTTCAACCGTAAGTCAACTATGACCCGAATCAACTGCGTTCCAGTACAAGAACTCAGCGGCCCCCACCTCGTTGCTGAATACCGGGAGCTGCCGCGTGTATTTGCGCTGGCGCAGAAGGCTGCGCTGCGTGGCAGCTTTACTCAACCGCAGGCGTATACCCTCGGAAAGGGCCACGTCCTTTTCTTCTACACTCGTCTGGGCTACCTCGCCAAGCGTCATTTGGCGTTGATCGAGGAAATGAAGCGGCGCGGGTACAAGCCAACATTCTGCGGCATGCGACGAGAGGACTTCCTCGACGTGCCAGATACCTATTGGAATGATTGGGAACCAACTGCTGAAGCGCTTCGGCTAAACCGAAAACGAATCGCAGAGCGAAGCGGGAACAAATAAGCCCCGCACATGGCGAGGCTACGAAAATTACGGACGCGAGGCTCCTGCCGTATTGTAACCGCGTACGTTATGCTTTTTGGAACTTAATGTTATGCTTTTCCACCAATACCGTACGTGCGCTCCTCTCGGCGTATCGCTTCGTGAACTTTCTATCTGCCCGCTTTCCTCCAGCGCCGCCAGAACGCGCCAAACCCCCACTTTAATGACGGTGCGCTGCTTTTGGCTGGCCCGTGGCGCTACGTGGTTAATGATTTCTCTCATCTTGAACTTGCGCCCCGGAAAACCTGCCAGCAAATCGATAACTTCGGCGGCGTACTTCAAATCTTGACCTCCCGCTTCAAAAACGCCTGCTTGACCAGTTCGAGCATGTTATTCAGGGCCAGGTGGTAATACATCTGCTTGATGCGCAGGATCCGACACCCTTTCTGGACCCGGACATTGCGCAGCAGCTCGCCGCGGTAGTTGAATTCGTCGAATTCGTACCGGCGCGGATACTCGAACTGGACGATGCGCTGTTCGACGTGCGGCAGGCTCTTGTAGATGTCATCCACGATGCGGGCACTGGCTTCGTTGATGAGCCGCCGGCGGTCGGGGCGGCGTTCCTCGTCTCCGGGATGTGGGCGGTAGTGGCGTTCAGCCGATGCGCAAGTAATCACAGGCAGCGGGTGCGGCCAGGGTCCGTCTCGCCCGGCGCTGCGCCGATATTGAGAGTGCCTATGCCACCAGTTCCAGCGCCAATGGCTGTAAAGAAGGGTGCGGCAACGCGACCTCCATTCGCGATAGTCAGCGTGCCTGTGCCGGAAATGCCGACATAGACACTGTAGCTATTGATCCACGTCGAATCTGGACCATCGATCGTCACCGTGCCGACGGAGCCAGCATCGTTCCCGATGACACCTTGATCCGAGGAGACGCTGCCGCCATTCGTGACAGCCAGCGTGCCAGCGCCAGAAAAGCCGATATAGAGGTTTCTATTGGCCCACGTCGAATTTGCACCATCGACAGCCACAGCACCGACGGAGCCGGCGAAGGCTCCCACCCAGTCATCGGTGTTGGAAACGCTACCCCCATTCGTGATGCTTAGCGTGCCGGTACCGTAGCTGCCGACAACAAGGGCATCGCTATTGATCCATTTCGACCCTGAGCCATCGACCGTCACCGTGCCGACGGAGCCGGCGAGGGATCCGACCCAAGCCTTCGCATTGGAAACGCTGCCCCCATGCGCGATACTTAGCGTGCCGATACCAGAGCTGCCGATAAGAAGATTACCGCTATTGACCCATGCCGAATCTGCACCATCGACCGTCACCGTGCCGACGGAATCGGCGCCGGATCCGACCCAGGCATTCGTGCTGGAAACGCTGCCCCCATTCGTGACGCTTAGCGTGCCGATACCAGAGCCGCCGACAATGAGATTGCCGCTATTGATCCATGCCGAATTTGCGCCATCGACCGTCACAGCACCGACGGAGCCGGCGACGCTCCCGACCTGACCATCCAGGTTGGAAACGCTGCCTCCGTTCGTGATGTTCAGCGTACCGTTACTTTCAGCCAGGTAGCCAATATAGAGACTGGAGTGATTGGCCCATACCGAATTTACACCATCGACATTCGCCACGCCGATGGAACCGGCACGGTACCCGACAATCCCATAACCGTTGGAAACGCTGCCGCCGTTTGCAATGCTCAGCATGCCGTTGCCGGACTCACCAACCCAAAGCGGCAATCCGCCTAGATTCCAGGATGGACTTGGATTCGGGGATAGAGTCGGAACTACATCGCCGGAAGTGGCGACCGTCTGCGCCCGCGCATCAAGGCTCCCGCCAACAGAGGCAATCGCCATGACGACGGCAGCCAAATTGCGGAAAGCATGGGTGCGGGACTTGAAACCGCGTGGAACTCTGGCAAATTGAAATTTAGTCATGGCGCATAGTAGGATCAAGGCTCCAGGCGCTCAATGATCCAGCGTCCCAGGTCATTGACTGGGCGTCCCGGCGGCAAAAAGCGCCCCCTTGGGGGGCAGCAAGCAGGCGTGAGCCTGCGCAGCGTGGGGGCCTTTTTCCCAACTCGTAGTTTGGTATATTTGCTATTGAACTCTACGTAAGGTATTGGAATTTCTGCCATGGGGATCATCGAACTCGACACGGGTAAAGTAGAGGCGAAAGAGCGTCTCGACTACTGGAGCAGCAATGCGTTGCGCCGCATGTCGATCTCCGAAATAGGTGCGAAGCCCGGTTTCTTCGGCCGTCTGCTGCGAGCACAAAGCCACCTCGGCGAGTTCTGGGATCACACGTCGAATGCGATCCGCGTCGAGCGCAGTTCGCAACGATGCAGCAGCGATGGCGGCGACGAGATCTATGTCGGCTTGCTCGTCGATGGCCCGTCACGGATCAACCAGAACGGCAATGATCACACCTTGACGGCAGGGAATCTTTATGTCACTGATTTTTCGCGGCCGGTGCGCGCCGAATGGTCCCCCCATCGTGAAATCGCCATCGTCATACCGCGCGAACGGGCTATCGCCGTTGCTGGCCACAGGGCCATGATGCTTGGCGGCACGCGCCTCGATCAACACGGGCTGGCTGAACTGCTCGCGTCGCACATGACCCTGACGGCAAAACGCATGCGCAGTCTGTCTCTCTCCGAGCGCGAAGCTGCGATCGATGCG